ATAGATTTAATCGTTATCAAAATCGTTTGCATCTTGATATTAACTGGGAATTTGACGTTGCTATTGGACAATATATTGTAGTTGAATGTTATCGTGCCATGGATCCGCTTGTGTTTACTCGTCTGTGGAATGAGTCTTGGTTAAAACATTATGTGACTGCTTTGTTTAAAAAAGCATGGGCAACTAATCTTAAAAAGTTTTCTGGCATGGCACTTCCAGGTGGAGTCACCATTGACGGCAATGCATTATATCAAGAAGCAGTTGATGAGATTAAAGATTTAGAAGACAGTTTAATGAATAAGGCAGCGCCCCTCGACTTTTTCTTGGGATAAACAATGACTCGTAACGTATACTTTGGTCAAGGTACTAAAAACGAACAGTATCTTTTAGAAGATATTATCGTTGAATCTATCTCTATTTGGGGACAGGATTTTTTCTACATTCCAAGATCATTAGTTGCTAAAGATGAAATTCTTGGTGAAGATCGTCTGTCTCAATTTAAAACTGCATACCCAATTGATATGTATCTTGAAACTGTAGATGGTTTCGAGGGACAAGGTGCGTTTATTCAGAAGTTTGGATTAATGATGGAACAGTCTGCAACACTAACTGTTTCACGTCGTAAGTGGGAACAACTTGTTGGACGTTACGGACAGACACAATTGCCAAACAGACCATGCGAAGGTGACCTATTATACTTCCCATTAACTGGTGGTTTGTTTGAAATTAAATTTGTACAACATCAAGATCCATTCTATCAACTCGGTAAACTCTATGTTTACAAACTTCAAGTTGAATTGTTCCAGTATGCGTCTGAAAGACTTGATACTGGTATTAAAGAAATTGATGCATTTGAATCTCTTAAAACTTTTGACATTACTAACAATATTGGTAGCAAAGTCTTCCGTGTTGATATTACCAATGCTGGTTCTGGATATACAGTAACTCCAATAGTTAAATTTACTAGCGATAGTGGTTGGGGTGCGACTGCCAATGCCGTTTTAGGCACAGGTCAAGATGCTGGTAAAGTTATAGCAATTAATGTTACTGCTGGTGGTGGTAATTATACTACTCCTCCAACAGTTGAAATTATTCCTGGAGGTGGTGGAGCAGGTGGTGGTGCTACTGCAGTAGCAGTTACTGAAGAAAATGTAGATATACCTCGCTCTTTTGGTGACAACAATAAATTCCTTGAAGAAAAACAAGATTTTCTTTTCAACACAAATAACCCATTTGGTGATGTTGTCGCACCAATTCAATCTTTATATGCGGATAGTACATCACTAACCACTGACTCTACAACTATTACAGCGGACACTCAATAATGGCAAAGCAAACAATTAATATCGGAACTTCTGCAAATAGCGGAACAGGCGATCCATTAAGATCAGCATTTACTAAAACCAACGCAAATTTTACAGAGTTATATACTGCAGTAGAAAGTATTCCATCTGATGTTAGTGATCTAACAGACACTGAAGGTTTGTTGGGTGGTGGTAGCGGAAGCGGTGACACATTAACCAACAGCACACAAACGTTTTCTTTAAATGAAACTGGAAATGTTGTACTTAGCGGAGATACAGGTGGTGTCAATCGTGGTCTAGTATGGGACTACGGTGCTGAGTCAGGTGGACAAAACAGTACAGTTCGTCAAGATGTTGCTGGATTATCAGTTCGTGCTTATACAGAAGTTGGGGAAGGGGAAGAAGTTTATTCTGCTCCAGTTAACATTGTTACCAACGAAGCTGAAAACGAAAAAGTATGGAGATTTAGCGGAGATGGTAATTTAGCATTACCTGACGGTGGTTCTATTACAGAAGGTATTGTTACAGATAATCCTACTATTGAACTCACACCATCAAACCCAAGTGTAGAATCACAAAAATTAGTGATCAAGGGTGGTGGAGGATATTACGCTGAAGCTAATGGTATATGGATAAATCTATCAAATATTACGTTCCAAGTAGGTGACACTGTCAATGCTTATATTGGCGCTGAAACTTACGCTGGACAAACACTCTACTGGCGAATAGTGGCAGACGAAGAAGTCGTTATATCAGATCCAGGAGAGGGTACTATAACATTAGACGAAAGTGGTTTGGGCGACTTTAGTTTTGTTGTAGACAATGACGAAATGGCGTTTTTTGTAATAGTATCACCTACTGAAAATGTTTACGATCCAGAAACAATAGGTGTTGCATCATTGACGATTAACGGTGATGTTGGAGATCATCATCTACATCTAACTACAGGTGACTTATCAGAGACCAGCATCTTCTTGGGTACAGACGAACTTAATGTTCGCACAACCACCAACGGCACTATACAAATCACCACACCTACTGAGGGTAGTAATGTTTGGGAGTTTGGCACAAACGGTAATCTAACATTACCTCAAGGTGGTGATATCGTTGACAGCAACGGTGATTCAGTATTAGGCGGTGGCGAAGGATTGCCAACAATCACAATACCAGCAACTCCTGTAGTTCTCTACAAAGGTCTACAAGCCAGTTATGGTGTGATCCACAGTAACAGTGATGTTGACGAACTCAACGTCAACAAGATTGTAATTCACAAACCAGCGGTAACAACCACTACTATTCATCCTACTAGTAGTCAAGACGATTTCCAAGTTAGCGGTATAGGCGCCAGTGATGTTGTAGCCATGTTTATCATCTATGGTGATGTCAACGGTGCTAAACCACTTAGCGACCTACAGGCATTTGCTGAGGAAGTTATTGACCTTGTAATTTTGGATGGCGGTGTCGAAGGTGATTACAATACTGTAGATACTATGAAGACAGCATTCTACAGTAACTATGAAACATTGGCTTCAGCCGCAAACGGACTCTATACTAACTTTAACTTCTTTACTTCAGAAGAAATTTGGCCAGAAAACTCAATCAGCGATGGTGGAGCAGATCAATATGACACTGGTAACTTTATTAATACCAATCTTGCTCAAGAGATTAATTACAACAATGGCGAAACTGTTGTAGATGGCACAGCGGCATTTGGACCAGGCAGTACATATAGTTTTGTTTATGACACAGCAATATTTGGTGTATTTGCCACAGGCAGTAGTGCCACACTGATCCGCACCAGTGGCAACAGTGGAGCAGATGGTGGCAGCACCACAGAAGCAGGTAACTTATTTGGCGAAGGTGTACCAGAACAGATTTTTGACAATGCTGTCACACACCTCAACCTTGTAGGTACACCATACGCAGGTTCGTTAATAACATTCACTAGAACTGACTACGGTGATGAAGTTGATGAGATCAGTGAAGGTTTACACATCACTAAAGACGATCAAGGTTGGCTGTATAACGCATTGGAAAATGAAGAGCACGGTGACGATACCCCCACAGGCAGTTTATGGAACAACGACGGGTGGGATGATTTCGGCAATGTTGAGACGAGAACTTATACTTCATTAAGTGACATCTGGGGTGGAAACTTTGCCAACATACCAGGCGCCAAGATGATTATGCTTGATACTACCACTGACAAATATTGGGCTATAGAGTTTTTAAGTTGGACTAATAACAATCAAGGTGGTGGCGCCAGTTATACTCGCCAAGAGTTAGATTTAGATAACCTACAAGAAGGTATTCGTTTCTCAGACGGTACTAGACAGACAACTGCTTATGTACCTACAAATGTTAAACTTACTTCGCCAGGTAATCGTAGAATTGAAGAAGTTGCTGGATATAAACAAGTTGAAGTGACTGCCAAGTCCACAGTAAATTTAACTGGCACAGCATCAAGAAACTCCGAAGGACAAGCAATAATTTGGATTGGCATTAACACAACCACTATAGACGAAATCCTAAGCGATACTACAGCGGCGGGTATTACAAATAATTCTACCGTGCAGTTTAGTGTAGATAATACCACTTGGTATGTGTTTGATGGCGGTACTAGTTTTACCAGTAGCGAAAGAGGATATGGTATAAATCTTAACGGCGCAACGTTAACTTACAATCAAGGCGACACAATATACTTTAGATATCAAACTGGTGGAGCTCCTCAAGTATGGTGGGACTCAGATGACCTACCAAGTGGTAGTAGCAACTTCCGTGGTGCTGTTATAGACTACCACGCTTACATTCCAGGCGAAGGCACAATCGTAGGAACTATATACACTGTAGATGACGATGGTGACAGACACATAACTCACACTGAAGTATCGAGTGGCAGCAGTGATTTAGAAAATTCCGACTTGTGGAATCAGGTTGGCGAAGGAGAAATCCGATATCGCCGTATAGACGGTGAAAGTTCAACACTAAAAATACAGTGGACCGCCAAGGTGTTTTACGGTTCAGAATACTACAACGATTAATCAGGGCAATAAAAATGACAACAGTAAGAAAAATAAATGTAAGTCAAGTTGAAGGCGATGTTGCTAACAACACCAGCACTGATGAGATTCGCCCATTTGGTGAAACCGCTTTTTATATAGATGAGAGTGGACCTGACGACAAGTTAACGTTGATGATGTTTGACGGTGAGAGAACGCACTTAAAGAGCAAAGTTTTGGCAGCAGGTGTAGTATATGGTAGTGATGCAGATAGTGGCGATGGTAACAATCGTGACACTATTAAACTGATTCCAGATGCTGAACTACATCGAGATGATGGTGACTTCGACAACGATCAATATCTTATTATTGATCCTACAGAAGGCGATCCAATAGGACACATACACATCCGTGCTGGTGGATCAATGGATAACAGCACTGCTGACTTATTTTTGGGTGGTGAGAAGAACAATGTGCGTGTTAGTGATACCAACGACCGTGTAGCAATTAGCGCAGATGCTGGTGAAGGTGGAATTAAAACTTGGTTATTTGACGGTGGCGGTGCGTTGACATTACCTGGTGGTATAGTGTTTGATCGAAATAATACTTCTATCCAAGTTGGACAGGGTTTCCATATTGCCAGTGGTGAAGGTGTTAGTATAGAAGCAATTGATCAAACAGATCCTGATAATTTAATTTACAAAAACTGGTACTTTGACGTAGATGGTAATTTAACATTACCAGCAGGCGGTGACATTTTAGACAGCACAGGTGCCAGTGTGTTAGGTGGAGGTGCTGATACAGGGACAGTGAGTTTTAACTTTAATCAGATAAGTGGAAATACCAATGATGGTAGTGGCGCTAGTTATACTAAAACAGTAGATATCAATGGTAACAATTACTCCACTGGTGCAGGCTCGATAGGATTTTTGAACTTTGGTGCCGACGGTGAAGTTGAAGAAGTAAAAGCAGGTTGGACTGTAACCTTTGCCAACGGTGAGACACGAACTGTGTCTCAAGATGCTTATCAACCACTAGGTACATACTGGACTATTTCGTTTAATAGTGCTTTTGTTTGGGATGCTGGCGATGTAATGCCAATTAGTTTCTCAAGCCCAGACTACATAGCAGCAAGTGATCCTGTATTAGAACTTAAACCAGATGCAGAAACTGATAACAGTTGGACATTTAATGGTGATGGTAGTATAGAATTTCCAGACACCACAGTTCAAACTACAGCCTATGCGCCAGTAACAGGAGAGTGGGATGTGACTACAGGTACCAACACCTATAGTTTCACACTTCCATCGGACGGCACTTACACAATGTGGGTTAAATGTAATATTCCTAATGGCATCATAGTGTGGAATGCTACCGCATCAGTATCAAATAGCAATGTACCAGCAATAGGCACACAGTACGCTTGGAACTACACAGGTGGTGGAAGTCCTATACTATTAACAGCAATACCTAATCAGATTAGAGGCACAGCAGGTAGTATTAGCACAGACAACACGTATGCGGGTACAACCAGCAATAGATTTGATTTTACCATTGCTAACACCAGCGGTACATCACAGACTGTCTATTATGGTTATACAAAAGTCTAAGAGTAAATAATGTTAACAACAACTCCATTCTATCACGGAATTATTCGCAAATCAATCGTTGCATTCGGTGCATTATTCAGTAACATTCAAATTGATCGTAAAGACGAGGGAAGTGTAGAAGGAAACACAGTTCAACGATTAAAAGTTCCTATTGCATATGCTCCAAAAGAAAAATGGATTGTACGTATTGATCAAGATCCAACTTTAACCAATCATGTGTATACAGTTTTGCCAGTAGTATCATTTGAGGTAACTGGCATGACATACGACGTTAATAGAAAACTAAATCGTATAAATCAAATTAGTTGTTATCAAGATGGTGCTATGACTGGTACTAGAGTTCCAGCACCATACAATTTAGACATCTCAATGTATGTTATAACTAAAACACAAGAAGATGCCTTACAAATTGTTGAACAAATTTTTCCTTATTTTAATCCAGATTATACATTGTCGGTTAAAGTAATTCCAGAAACAAATACAATTATGGATGTGCCAGTTGTATTAAATTCGGTTGCAATTCAAGATGATTATGAAGGTGACTTCCAGACTCGGAGATTTGTAACTTATACATTACAGTTTACCATGAAAGTAAACGTATTTGGACCAGTGTCTGATAATAGTGTTATTGGTGAAACAAATGTTAATGTTAATGGACCAGCACCTGCAAAACATAATGCTACTGGAGATCTAGAAACTGGAGTTATTACTGATTTCTGGATAGAAGGTTTCGAGTAATTAATGTTTAAGTACTACAACGCAAACCCATTATTAAAGGCAGCAAATGTAAATGTACCGTTTACTGAAGAACAAATTCAAGAATACATTAAATGTAAGAATGATCCGATTTACTTCATAATTCCATTCGATTTATTCGGTTATCAAGAAAACTTTATTAATACGATTCATAAAGAAAATCGTGTTATTTCAATGCAACCACGTCAGCATGGTAAATCGCAGACGGTTGCAGCATACATTCTCCATTATACATTATTTAACGACAATAAAACTGTTGCCATTCTTGCTAACAAGAAAAGTGCTGCAACAGAAATTCTATCTCGTTATCAGCAAATGTTTGAGTGTCTTCCATCGTGGTTACAGCAAGGTGTTACTACATGGAATAAAGGTGACATTAAACTTGAAAATGGATCTATTGTTTTTACTGCTGCTACCAGTGCTTCTGGTATTCGTGGCAAATCTGTCAACTTACTTTATGTAGACGAAACTGCGATTATTGCAAATACAGTTGCAGAGCAATTCTTTACTTCTACATACCCTACAATTTCTTCTGGTAAAACAACCAAGATTATTCTTACTTCTACTCCACTCGGATATAATCACTTCTGGCATTTCTGGAATGGTGCTGAGTCTGGTACAAATGGTTTTATTGCACTGCGTGTTAATTATTGGGATCATCCAGACCACGATCAAGCATGGGCAGATAAACAACGAGAACTTCTTGGTGATCTTAAATTTAATCAAGAAATTTTATGTTCGTTTCTTGGATCAAGTTTAACATTAATTTCTGCAGATGTGTTTGCAAAAATGCAACCTAAATTATATCTGTATCAAAAAGATGGATTAGATGTATTTGAATCTCCAGAAGAAAAACATACATATGTGATTGTGGCAGATTCGGCAGAAGGAGTTGGAGGAGACTATTCTGCATTTTCAGTTATTGATGTAACTGAAGTTCCATATAAACAAGTTGCTAAATATAGAAACAATAAGATTAGTCCGATGTTGTATCCGAACGTAATCTACAAAATTGCAAAAGAATATAATACTGCATATGTTTTAGTTGAATTAAATTTCTCAGAACAAGTAGCATATATTCTTCACAATGAGTTAGAATATGATAATATTCTATATGTGACGAGAGGTTCTAAAGGTCAAGTTGTATCTGGTGGTTTTGGTGGTGGACAAACTCAATATGGAGTAGTAACCGATAAAAAAGTTAAACGTATCGGTTGTCACACATTTAAGTCATTAATTGAAGAGAATAAACTGATTATTAATGATCCAGATACAATTGCAGAAATATCTACCTTTATTGAAAAAAGAGGTAGTTATATGGCAGATGATGGTTATCACGATGACCTAGTGA